AAGGTACATATTTATTCTCACCATTAATGTTATAAGTTCTATAACCAGAACAACCAAGATCGGCAGCGGCCGCCATAGCGGCATCGGCTGTGTCATATAAGTGTGCTATTAAAGGTGTGTTTGTATAACTAAGATTAGCCATTTCCTACGATGTTATTTAGTGTCTTTGTTGAATCTATATTATTTCTTCTTGTTCTAACCTCAAATAATTTTTTATTTGTGGCATCCTTAATTTCATATAAGTCGTATTGTGCATATATATTACCATCAAAATCGTAAAGTGTATAAATACCATCTTCCATAGATTTTGTTTGATCTGAATATAAAGCAATGGCCAAACTTTCAGCATCGTAGTTAACTAATTCAACTTCAAGTATTTGCGGGGTAAAACTTGTATTTGTTAATATAATATTCTGGCCTTTAAAACCAATAAATGGTGTTGCTGTAGGTTTAAAACTAGGTGCCGCATTCGGTGTTACCGTACAAAACAATAAAGTACCAACGTTATTATATGTATATTTTATGGTTTTAACTGAACTATTTGGTGTATCAACTTGGACTGGTTCAACAATAAATGAAGATGTGATAACCCTATATAAATTTTGTACCTTACTACCGTTATCATTAAGATACTCAACTCGGTATCCATCCAACCCGTTATTACTAAACTTACTCTTAAACCCATCTGGGGCTGAGTCAATATTCAAAACAAGGCCCTTGATATCTGGGAATGTTGCCAACTCAGCACAATCTTCGATTTGAACTCTTATTTGGGTTGGTCTTATGTAAACGGTGTAAAAACCTTTAGCGTTAAAAACACTCTTAGGTAATTCAAGGTTATACATACCACCCAAAACCTCTAAAGAGTTTGTTGGGTCAAATACTGGTCTAATGACTTTTGTAATATCCAAAACCTGTTTTTGATAATTCATTTAAATCTTTAACATTTTTTAGTTTTCTCATTGGTTCAAAGGCGTTATTAACACCTCTGTCTATAAATACTTCTGATAAAACTTTTGGTTCGTCAATTGTGTCTGAATAATAATTTAATGTCGGTTTTATTGAATCATCAAGATTATTTCTCATGAATTTAAATATAGTTGTTTTATCGGAATTATCAACATAAAAAACTGGATTTGGTGTGTCTAGGTAAAGTACATATTCCGTTCTCTCTTCGGACTCTAGCAATATCATACCAACTATATTCGTACCGCTTATTTCAATTCTTTTACCAACTCTAATATTCTTTGGGGCTGGTACAACTCTATCACTTAAATCAGAAAAACCTTTACTTAATTCTCTGTTGTATAATTTTAAAGCCTGTTCTTTGGTAAAACTTAGGTCTAGTAAAGAAAATTTGCTGTCGGTCTTACCAATAATGAAATATTTTTCTGGTGAATCCAAGAAATGTTTTTTAACCTCATCTATTGTTGAAATATTCTTATCATTTGTTAAATATTTTGAAGCTGGTTTAACCATTTCATTATACGGGTATATCTCTGATAGTGTTTTTTCTATCTCCTCTATTTTAGGGTCATCATAATATGGGGTTATTAAAGAGCCATTTGGATCTACTAGAGATTCCATATACAGATTAACCAAATAATCGGCATTTTCTTGCATTAAAATCGTTGTCATTATTTTAAATTTACTTTAATTGGTATTATTATTTTTTGCATACTGGTTACACCAACATCTTCTTTATACAGGTTAACCTCTACGTTACCCACTATATCTAATTCTTTAATAACACCAAAGTGGAATAAAAATCCAGCACCAACAAATAAATCTACGGTAACTATTATCTCTTCATTTACATTTATTTTAGGGTCCAAAGCTTCAACAACCAATGTTATACCATCTTTTTTAATAGAGGGGTTTGTTTTTAGTAAATTATCTATGTCAATAGAACTGTATTGGGCCACATTATTCCTATCAATCTCCAAATATTTTTTATTGGATATCATATTCGCAAAATTAACCTGATGAACTGGGTTATTGATTAATGCTGTGTAAGTGTATGATGTTGCTGTGGTGTTGATAGTCAAATCATTGTCATCTATCTCTTCAGCGTTATCAATTTTATAATCATCCCAAGCTGTTTGATATGTCGAATAATAATTATCGTATGTTTCTGTATTTGTTTTTTTAGGTATGACACAATACTCTGAATAAAGGGCTAAACCATAATTTGTTTGTACGCTATGTGTTAATGAACCATAATTTGATAGGTCAATTGTGGACTCATTTGTACTAAATTTTAAATCTTTTAAAATAAAAGAGTCGATTATATACGTATTAAGACCGCTTCTATTCTCCAACCTAAATGAACCAACAGCTCTTTTAAAAGAATCCAGTTCAACGTTAACACACTTATTTATATTTGTTTTTAATAAACCAATGGGTTTAATATTCAAGCTACTAGATTTATACATTAAATACCCCTCTAACGAGCCTTCAAAAGTATAATGGCTTATCTCGTAGTCTGCAAAACCATTACCGTCAGGTACAGTTTCAGTGTAGTCTAATGTTTTTTTATATGCAACATAATCTGGATCATTAAGTAAACCAGCGGATAGTGTTTCATATTTAGTATCGCTTACCCTTAACTCTGTTTTTATCGCATTTGTTGATAACAGTAGATCACCGTACTCTCTAGGGTTTGTTGGTTGCTGTAGGTCTGATGGTTGATCGTTTAATACTCGGAATTGGGCCCAATAATCGTCATAAGCAAATTCATATAAATCAATATGATCTGTCTCCAAATCATATTTACCAGTCCTATCGTTATAATCGTATATTTTATATTTTTTAGTATCGTAATCTAATTCGTATTTTAGATACAATTTTTTTTGATCGAATGTTTCCACATCCTGTAACCACTTTTTACTTAGGTTGTTTTTTGAGGACGGTACAAATTGTATTTTTTTACCATTTAATGCGTCCCAAAAATAAAATTTGACGTAAAAATCAGATTTAATATAATTTTTAAGGAAAAAAAATGAATACCCATCAACACCTTCAGTTAAATTAAAAACTGGTCTTTTTTGTGGTATACCCAATATGGTTCCGGTGCTAATTGGGTTTAATAGTTCATCCAAAACCTGAGTTACAACGTCTTTAGTTTTTTCGTTAAAAAGATAGCGGTCTGAAACGTATATCGGTGTTGTTGTTATTCTTCTTTGTGTTTCAACATCATCACTATCGTAAATTTCTAATAATAAAAATGAGTTATACGTATAAGTTTTATTATTAAAACCATATTTTAATCCAGTCCATAGATCTGATTTGTCCCAAAAAGGAAACGTAAACGTGTTATAGAAATGCGGCCTACCAGATTTTGCTGGATATTTTTTTCTTAATTCGGCCATTGGGTCGATTACAACGTATGGTTTTTGTTCATTAATTTCCGAACTGGATAATTCACTTTCGTTATCAAATTTAATAGCTCTTAACCCGTCTGATGATCTAACCTCAAACAATTCATTCCTAATAGAGGTGTTTTGGGTTGCGATTAAATTTTTATGATATGTATCAAATTGTTCTTCGACATGTTTAGAAATTTCTTCAACATCGGCATCTTCAATATATCTTAAGAAAAATAAATCGACCTCAATTTTATCGTAATTTGGTTTAAATTCAGCGCTTTCCAAATTAACAATCTCATTTATGTTAGCAACGGACTCCACATCAAGAATTTTGTTAAAAACAAATTCTCTATCAGATGAACCATCTTCAGAACCAATTAATAAACTCGCTGATAAGTTAACGTCCTTTTTAAATCTTTTTTTTAGCATTTTTCGTCAGTATAGGTTTTAAACGGATCATCCAATTTATTATCATTGTTATCACCAAATAAATCATCAACAATATTTCTGGTGTAATTATCAACAGAGTTAAGTGAATCGATGTTTGATATATCGTTTACATTTAACTTATATTTTTTTGTTTTATTTTTTTCCGTTAAAACATTAAATATAAACCTATCATATAAGTATCTAGAGCCATTTAAGAATGGGTAATCTAACACAACACCATTATCATCCGATACACCTAAATCTAACACATCTCTCCAAATATATTTATCTGTTTTTCTACTATAAACAGCGTATTTTGGTATAAATGAATTTGATACGGAGTCTTCAATATACGTTGACTTTAATTTTAAGTCAATTTTTTTAAATGGTACGTATTTAAAAAGAACATAATTATGTATAAAATTGTGGTGTACGGGTGATATTAACTCCTCTGTTAAATTTTCAGCTGAATATTCGTAAATACCGATATCAAATATGTTTTTAATATCTGGTTTGTCAGATACCGTTGTTGTCGATACACTGGCAATTTTTTTAATACCCTCGCCAGGGTTTGTATAGTCAATTAATGGTTCAAAATTAGATTCAACGGTACTAAATATTTTATCGCTTGTTGCACCATTTTTAATTACACCTAAATAACATTCGGTTATTGGCTCATCTTTATTGTCCAATAAACCACCTATATTAAAGTCATCCTCAAAATAAAAATTATATAACGATTCATCGTATAGGTTTTTTGAGAACCCGCACTGGTCAAACGTGTTTAATACTTGTACAACTTCCGCTTGTTTCACATAATACTCTAACACCTCATTGTCAATAACTTTTGATATAGAAAAATTTGCACTGAATAATCGATAAGGTGTTGGTCTTTCAGCTTTTAATATGTTAATTAATTCGTTATCATTGTTTGTTGTTTGCACACCCCTTATTGTTCCAGTAAATTGATTCGTGTTTGTTTGTTGACTCACTAATGCTGTTGCTGGAGAGGCTGTGAGTACGTTTAGGATCTCCCCTTTTGTCGCCGCAGCCTCTTGGTACAAAACCCTAGCACTTATCTTAAAATCAATTGATATATTTTTACCATCAACGTTTGTTATAAAATACACCCCGTCTTTTAATCTATCGTCTTTTGACCTAATATAAACTTGGTCCCCAATATTAAAATTATGCCCATAATTCATTAAAAAACTAGCGTTTTGAGGCCCTGTTTTTAGTGTTGGTATTATTAAAGATGCTGGTAAACCCTTACTTAAGTCTAAAGTATAACTTAAATCTTTTTTATTTTCATCAGTGTACGTTATTACGTATTCTTTTTTACCCTTTTGATTGACATGTTTAACTGGTTTACATAAAACAATAGACCAATTGTCTGGGGTAAAATCTAAAACTTTTTTATCGATGTTTAATTTGGTATTCCTGTAATAAGCTTTTTTACTTATAACAGGTGAAATTGTACCGTAAACTTTATATTTTTCGTTTTCGTTTTTTTCTTTAACGAATTGATCATCCTGCGATATATTTGTAAACAAATTATATTCATCTCTGATCTTACCTGGTTGTTCCAATATTAACCTAGTCTTCAAGGTTTCATTTTTAGAACCAGAAAACTTTTTAGAACCCAATACTTCTACAATATCACTCATTGTCTACAAAATAATTTTTTTCTATCGATTTTAAAGCATTTGCGCCATCCCAAATACCAAAGTAATAGTAGTTAGCCTTATATTTATTTGAGATCTCTGGGTTAAACTCTGATGGTGGTATACTACCCGTATAAAACCCATAAGATGTGTAAACCTTGTTATCAATTAAGCCGTCCAGATCATTTGTTATGTCATAGATTGAAAATTCCATAACTGGGGCTTTGTTTTGGTAAATTGTTGATGATAAAAACGGACCTATTGTGTAAATATCACTATATGCTTGATTAAATCTTCTATGGGTTCCACCAGAACTAACGGTTGAGCTCGGTTTTTTGGCTAATTCAATAGCAAATAAACTAAGTTTTAAACCACTAACCGAATTATCACCGAAATCATAAGAAGGTGCGTCACCATAATAGTTTTCACCAGTTACACCGTTAATAAAATCATCACCTCTAAATATATCGGTATAAACGCTACCAGAGTTTTTACCGTCTAAACCAACCCCAATACCTAAATGGTATTCTAATTCTTTAACATCCTCATTATATGATAAATCTTTCGGTATTCTTATTATATTAAGTATGTTTTCTGGGAAAAGCATTTGTGGGTTGTAATCTTTATCATTTAAACGGGTCCAATCAAACACATTAATATCAACATCAAACTCATATTTAGGGATAATTGCTGAACCAATAACCTCAACATTCGCTATTTGGGGTACGTCTCTTCTATCCACAGGGAAATTCCATGGGATGTCTTTAAACTCATTGGTTTGCGGTAAGTAATTAACATAATCACCTGATATTGCGACATTACTGTTCTTATGTTTATTGTATTTCGTTTTTATGGTATAAAATTTCCTTTTCCTGTTGATTATGTCATACTCAAATAAACCAGTTGTTGTACCTTCCCATCCACCTGTAAAAGGATCACCATTCACCGAAGAAGGTATTCTAATACCTGGTGTTGGTGACAACCTATAATAACCCCATGGGTATCTAGTTTGCCAAGCTTCGGCGATATCATACATTTCAAAAGCGTAATAACCTTTAGTTGGTATACCGTTTTCGGTATCATCGGTTGGTACTAGATCACCAAACTGATTTAATTTATAGTATTCCATGTACATTGGTAATGAAATTCTAAAAACGCCAGTGTGTTTCTCAGCTTTAAAAGCGCCTATCCTAACTCTACTACCTGGTGTTAATTTGTCATCTAACCTATATATAACAACCATTAATTCTTGTAATGGCCAAATATCACCAGTTTCTCTGCCCTTATTTGAATCGAAACCCCTTAACTCTAATGGTATTTCAACTTGGTTTTCATCTAAAGGTCTGTTAACCTCGTAATATCTTTTAATTTCAAAAGCACCAGTTACCGAAGACAACCAACCAAAAAATACGGCTGTTGGTGTATACTTATAATTTATTTTAAAATCACATCTCGTTATACCAACATCATGCTCCTCATCATCACCCCAAAAAGAGGCCACGTTAACTTGTTTAATCTCGTTAAAAATGTTTGGCATCTCGTTGATATTTGTTTTAACCTCAACATCAAAAGAGTCATTTCCTTTATAAATAAAGTTAGGTACCTTATTAGGGTCGTTGTTGTCTTTTGCACCAGTTGCATCCCTCAAATCTTTTATATTACCGTATTGAGTTGTTGTCTCAACCAAATCATTTGCGGTTATCTCAAAACTCTTGGTATCAAACAAATCAAAATCCATCATAATATTGTGTGAACCAACGGGTACCCCAAATATCATATAGTCACCAGAATCATTTGTGATTGTGGTATACTTATAGTATTTTTCCATTATCTCCAAATATTGGGGGTAATGGGTTAAATCGTTTATTGTCGGTAGATTACCAATAGCTCTATGGCTCGGGTTTTGATTTCTTACTCTTGGTAATAAATTATATCTAACACCATTTGGGAACTGGTCATTGACTGTCTCGAACGGGTAAAGTTCCGTAATTTCAGGGCGTTCTTTATCCGCTGGATCAATGGGTACAAATATCGACACTTTTGCATTTTGCAAACCATACCCATTAGTGGTTTGTACCCTACCCACTATCACACCAAAATCAGATGAAGTTTTTCTGTAAACGTCAGTGCTTGATATTTTTAGACTTAAAATCTCTAGGTTATCAAACTCATCCTCTAAGCTAACTAATATTCTTTCGTTTGGTGTTTCTTGGTTTAAAACTATTTTAATGTTTTTCTCCATCCTTAACTAATTCCTGTTGCTATTACTGGTATTACCCTAATATCAACATCAGGTTTTTTAATATTAAGCATTTGATACTCTTCGACAATGATATAATTACCCGTAATGTTAATTTCACCAGTTGCTGTATCAATTATTGTTTGTTTTGTTGTGTTAGATGAATAACCAGGTCCAGTTTTATTATAGGCTTTTACATAATTTACATTTAGAACACCATCAACCTGGGTGATTTTCTTAACCATATCACCAACACTATAACTTTTACCTAAATTAGATTTATCAGGTGTAAATTCGTTTTTAACAACGTTGGTTATTCTAGCAGACGCTTGAATTTGCTGCCCAGATTCAACTAATACGCTTATTTCAAAACCTAAATCAACAACTTCAGCTGGTTTAACAATAACATAATCATTAATCATCCTATATTTTGATAGGTACGCCGCAATGTTTTCCATTAATAGGGACGAAACAACGTTAGATATAGCACCATTAGAATCATAAGTTAAAACCCCGATTTCAATTTTATTTTGTCTTTGTGTAATACTTGTTTTAGCTGGGGAACCAAAAATACTTGGCATTGACATTATCAGTGCTTTATAATCGTTCAGGGTTACCGCTCTGTTTTGAGCTGAGAAGTTATATGCTATATAATTTCTTAACTCCTCAATAGTTGGTTCGTCCGAACCACCGACAGCTGGTGTTGTATTATTAACTGTTATTGAGGCTTGTACCGTTGAATTAATGTTTTGGTCTGGGCCGTTAATCACAGCGCTTAATCTCGCAATAGTGTTAATAGTGCCAACACCCGTATTTGAGTCAACACCACCACCAATTCTGTATTTAACAAACATAGTTGTGTTTGGGATTGGCGCTAAACCTAAACTACCATTTCGTAAAAAACTTTTTAGATTAAAATTTCCACCATCCATAAAGTCATCCAATATATCGAAAGATGAATCTGTCTGAGCCCCAAAGGTTATTTGACAGAAACCATTAGGTGTAAACTCCGTGATATATCTTTTATCAACTTTTTGGTAAACGCCCTTAGCAATACCATCAACTCTTGGGGAGTTCGGGTCCTCAACGAATACGTTATCTTCCGCTAATGATGGTACTTGATACCATTTATTTGGGCTATTAAAAAACTCACCGTCTGTTGGGGTCACCGTATAGTTAGTACCCGCTTTGTGTATTATTGATTCTACCGATAAAACATTATTCTCTGGTAAAACTATTTTATAAAAAGCCTGTGTTGTAGCAAAAGATTGTGTGTAAACTTTACTAGTCCCAGCTATAACAATACCTGTTTTGGTTATATTGTAACCAGTTAACTTATTGTTAATGAATATTGGTCGCTTTGTTCTGTCAACATTGCCAGAACTATTCGTTGCTGAAGCAAAATCTATATCATATAAAACCTCATATGAGCTAGACCCATTACTTACTTGAGTACCCGCTTTAATAACAGGTAAATATTTTCTATCCTCTTGATCACCGTATGCTGGTACTTGTGCACTAAATTCAACAACAGCCACCGCAGCTGATTTGGTTGGTAACTTTAAACCGTATGTTTTAGCAATATTGAACAAGGATTGTCTTTCTTGTGCATAATCTAAAACCGTTTCTTGTAGGGCACGGTCAATTTGGTAGTTTAAGTTATCCGCAATAGCCGCATTTAAATCCAAAAAGACGGATAAAATAGATGCATCATTGAAGTTTTGTACAACCTCTGGGTAATACTGTTTAATATAGTTTATTTGCTCAGTTTTTAGTGACGCAAAATCTCTTTTACTATAATTTATTTGTCTTGCCATTTTTTATATTGTTATAGATAGTTTATCGCTTGTTTGGAACGTTTTTGTTGTTATTGTATAATCAAGGTTAATCCTTATTTGGTGTTCTCTCTCGGTATCGTTTTTATACCTCTCCTCATCACCAACCCTAGTAATGATAACGTCATTTAGTTTAAGATTTGGTATATACTTCTCGACTGCGTCTTGGATTTCACCTTCTATTTTACCCAAAGTGATATCATCAAGTGGTTCAAATATATATTGATATAGATTTGTGCCAAAATCTGGTAAAAAATACCTTGAGCCCTTTCTTGTTAATAGCAAATGAATTAACATGGCTTTTACCTCT